GGGGGATTATATCCTCCCTTCTTTCGTGAATTAACACGTATTTATCCGTACGTTGTGGCTTTTACTTTTTTGTAGAAAATTTGATTTGATTTATGACTGTGCGATCATTTCAAATATGCCACTGCAACTGCTATGAGATAGTCTGTTGTTGTACGCCATTGTGGATTTTGTGTGCCCACTTTGGATAGTTTAGAACACTTCTTAGGTTTAGCTGGTTGTAGCTGAACCAACCGTACGCTGGTCTCACCAGCAAATTGTATACTGGTCTCACCAGATATTTATTAATAAAGGTCAAACTGTGCCTCGAAGCTGTATAGAGGACGCAATCATTTTACCTTGGTTCTATTTTTCGGCGATTTACGGTTCGAATTTTTAGACCGAAATATGTGATTGTAAGAAACATGCCCCGGGACACGGGTCCCCTTTTTACCTTTGTTATTTTTGGGATTGATCCATTTGGGGTCAATTCTTTTTACCATGGTTAAGTTGTATGCTGGTCTCACCAGTCCGATGCCTTCGGTTAAGGTCACGCATTTGTGTACACGATTTGCTACCCCAGTTGTGGAAGATTCTCTTCCTAAGGTACCTAAAGAGTGCCAATTGCCGGTTCGTCCGGCTACCCCACATTTTTCAGTGAATAGCTCTAGTGCGCTTCATTCGGCCATGGGAATGAAGCCAGGATCCTTGACGTGCGCCAAGGCTTTTGATACGAGCTCCATTGTTGATGTGGAGATGAATGCAGAATTGCTTAGTTCTGACAAAACTTTTCGATGTGACCCTCTATATCGTTCGAATTGTTTTGTTTATAAGGATTCTGACAGTGAAGTTGATCCCATTAAGGTTCGCCTCCAAGTATGGGAAAATTATCTTCATGAGGATGGCAATAAACCTTATTATCAGATTTACCCGAAATTTGATTATCGAGGTGAAATTTATGTTTGGCAAGCGAAAGCTTATCATGACGGTCATTTGTTTTTGATTGCAATTAGAAAATATTGTTTGGACCGTTATCACAAAAGTTCGTCTTGTCTTTCTGTTTTGAGAACTTCTGCCAGAATTATTCTCAACATTTATCAGGGTTATTATCGTTCCTTAGGTTCCACCCATAATTATTGCAAGTTGAAATTTCTTAAACATTTTGTTTCTCACTTTGATGACAATTTGAAGATTTATCGTAATGCATGCAAGAAAAATGGGCGTTTCATACCACATGGAACTTTTATGGAATCTTTGGAAACAGCCAGAGAAGAAGATACCTGGGGTGCTTCTTTGGTTTCCTTGATTGCAAATTGGGATGTTACCAAGAATTTTTTGAAAAACGGCATTAAGAATTATGCTTCTGGTGTGGTTACAGAGTATGCCGATAGG